TCTAGTAGCCGCTACTTTACGCTCTGATGGTAACATTCTAGGCCAGTCAGCAATAACACGCCTCATTTGATTTGTTGCTCCGCTTCTAACACCTAGTCCACGTTGTAACATAATTAAATTACGCCTGTCTGCTTGTGTATCTAATCTACCATTAGCAATACCTTGTAAATAACCTCTTACTTGATTTTGAGGTGTTTTATCTACACTTGCTATTAAGTTATGTAAGTCTGTAGCACCAGGGCGTACACTATTAAATGGTAAACTTAACGTTTTTCTAGCATAGGCTTGAGCCGCCTTTGGATTCTCATATTTCATTACTTGTAAACCTAGTAAGTGAGAATATAAAGTATCTGCTAATTGTCCTTGACTAGTTGCCGCTATCCTTGTTGGATTTTTAAACATTCTTGCTTCTGCTAATTCTTCTTTTATAAATTCAAAAGCCATTACTTGCTCCAACTCTTTGCTTGATTAAAGTTTGCTTTGTTAAACTCTAATCTATCGTTGAGTTTAACTGCTCCACCTTCCATTCCAAATGCTACAAAACCTTCTGGATTTGTAACTTTATAACCGTCATCTGTTTTTAAGAATGTACCAACACTTTGTTCAATACGTTCTAGTTTCTTTAATAGTTTTAATTTAAGTTGTATAACTTGTTTGTATACTGCCATTACTATTAATATTGTATTTAAATTGTCTTCTACAAATTTTTCTGTTGCTAATACCTTTTCTAATCTTTTTTGTGCGGCCGGTCCTTCTGGACCTGTTTTAAGTTTTGAAATTTCGCCTTCCATTTTTTCTTTAAAATATTCTATAAATTCTTTTACAAACTGTATTGGTTCACCAACACTAGTGCCTGCTGTAATTCTTTTATTAATAAAAGGTTTTAACCAAGTAGCAAGAGCAGGATCTTCTAAAAATTTATTAAATGTTTCTGGTGTTGCTTTCTTTAATGTAATTTGTGCCTGTCCTAAACCGTTTGAAACTACTTTATCTTCTTGGCTAGTAAGTGTTGCTTTACCGCCTACATCTTTATAATAAGCATCATCAACCCAAACACTACTTGTAGGCTTTAAATTACCAACACTAGCACCAAACGAGGCTTTCATATCTGCTAAAGTTTCGCCTGTGTATGTAGTATGGAATACTACACCTAGTTGTGCTGATTTAATTTTTCTTCCAATGTCTGAATCTACTGGAACTGAATATGTAATAGTATTAGGTGTAAATGTATGTACTTCCTCACCACTTATTGTAGTAGTTTCTAAATCTTCTGCTGTAAACATCATATCGCCTTGTAAAACGCCTTGTATACCTAATTTACTTAACTCTGAGAGTGCTATTTTAAGTTTTTTATTAAGGCCTTCTCCTGGATACCACTTGTCCACGTCTGCTGATGTTTTTGCCGCTTTATTTTCTGTTTTACCAAATACTGCTTTAGTGCCTACAAAGAACTTTCCGTCTACTGGATCTGTTCCGCAGAATATCGCAGGAGCACCGTCCCACTTAACTGTGACTTTACTTTGTCCTTCGCCACCCACGTTCAACATCATTCTTAAAGAATTAATATACTTCAATGCTGTAATGGCACCCTGATATCCATCATTTAAAATTAAATCTTCTAGATGCTCTAAGTGTAAATTTTTATCAGTGGCTTCTGTAATTGTTTGCCATTTACCGCGTGGTCTCATTACTTCTGTTATTAACATTTATTTTCCTAATTCTGCGGCTATTTCTTTTTTCGCAATTCTACCAGTTTTTGTGCCAACCCATTGGGCACCTTTCCATTCGTACTCATTGCCGTCTGATGCTGTTTTCCTAGCACCTACTTGATTTTGAGCCGCTGTTGGATTTTCATCGCCTGCCGGTTTTGGCATAGGCTCACGTATTTCTTTTCTTATTTTTTCAGGTAAATGTTTTTCAATTTGGTCTCTAAACAGTTCTGCCTCTTTTTCACTTTTAGGCTTTAATAATATTGCTGTTACAATTCTAAATATAGCGTTAGCACCTTTAGTTCCTTGTGTGAAATTAATAGCACCGTTGTTCATTGCTTTTTTGTGATCTATATTAACTGAACTAGTTCCGTAAAATTTATCGATCCAAGCATTTAGTAATCCTTGAGGATTTACTTTAGCAAATTCTTGGTTCTTTTGAACAGCATGGCTCCAAAAAGCATAATGCTTTTCTACCATTGATATTACTTCTCCAATTTGTCCTCCTTTACCAGAAAATCCTCCCGACAACTTTGAAGATTTTTTTTGTGCTTTTTGCCACTTATTAACGTATTTTTCTACGTCAATTTCACTAATTATCATTTTTTAACTTCCTAATACCTCTAGTAAACTTAATTGGTTCTTGTTTCTTGATTGCCGCTATAAATCTTTTTTCTAAATCTTGTGATACTTCTTCAGAAAAGTTTTCTTTAATCATTTTAATTAGATTAATTGATGATTGTATCAGGTGAGTTGCTCTACTTTCCACCACATGTTTTCGGTCTTTGTCGATCGCTATCGCATCTAGCTCTTCTAATAATGATCTAGTCTTATGTTTCATTAAGAGTCTCCCTGTATAGTATAGTTATTTATTTAATTTCGGATACTTGTTGAAAGATCTTAAAATTGTTTTTGCTCAATATTGGTTAAATACAAGTATTAAGGAGACCATATGAACAGAAGTAATCATTTTGCCAACCTTTCAGGATTGGTATATAGAGATTTTAATGCTGGCTTAACGGCTAAATTAAAAAAACTAGGTTATAGTAAAGTCAAATACGTTGATGTAAACGGTGCTCAAGCAATGATTTTAACTAATAATAAAGAACAAGTAATTGCTTTTAGGGGAACAGAGCCTAAGCAATTTAGTGATATTGCGGCAGACTTAAAAGCATGGAAAAGCAAGTCTAAAACAGAGGGCAAAGTACATGACGGGTTTTATGACGAAGTTAATAAAGTCTGGTCAAAAATAACACCGTTATTAAGCAAATCTAAACCGTTGTTTATAACTGGACACAGTTTAGGTGGTGCTATGGCTACTATTGCCGCAAGTAGACTAGAAGATCAAACAGAATGCTTATATACGTTTGGATCTCCAAGAGTAGGTAATAAAAAATTTGTAGAAGGCTTAAAAGTAAAACATTATAGATGGCGTAATAACAATGATTTAGTTCCTACTGTTCCTATGGCTATTATGGGATTTAAACATCACGGAACTTATTGCTACATTAACCATTACGGAAACATAAGAAATGGTTTGAGTAAATGGCAGAGATTTAAAGATTGGTGTAGAGGGCATTGGGCCGCTATTAAAAATCTTGAATTATTTGACGGAATAAGAGATCACGGGATACCCAACTACGTTAAGCATACGGCAAAAAATAAAGAAAGTAGTAATTAATTTCTTACAAACGGTATAGTACTTTATCAATAGTACCACTAGTTACTGTTCTAGAAAACCTAATATGTGAATAAACTCCATTCCAATTAATATAAACATTGTCTGCTTGGTTTGTATAAGTTTTTTCTGTTATAGTAAACCACTCATCTGTGTCTAATTCGCTTATAGCGGCCATACTACCCTCAATTTTTAGTGTTCCTGTAAAGTTTGTAAAACAAACTTGGGCTGTGTGTAGTGCTTTATTTTCATTTAAATGCGGATAGGCTTGTACTGATACTGGATTAGCGTCTGGTAACGTTATTTCTTGAGAAGCTCTAAACTCCGTATACGGTCCATCTATTACTTCAATATTACCCATAGCACCGTGTTGATCATCTACATAAACAACTCCTCGTTCCCCACTAGTGTTATCTAAAACACTATAGTTTAAAAAAGAGCCACTAACTTTTTGTAAATCACTTTCTGTTATATCAAACTGTACTTTTCCTTTACTAGCATTAGTAATTGTGCCAGTTTTACTAATAAGTGTTTGACGTTCTTCTTGATCTAGGATATTAAAGACAAATGTTTTACCAGTAATATCCACGGCTTTCTGATCATTATTTTTCATTTCTATTACAATAGGGTTTTTAGCACCTTTGTAAACTTTTAAATTACGAGCATACATAGTCATATTCCTGTTCGGTGTTGACCCAATAGTGCTATATACTACTGAGTGTGATTGTGTTGTTAAATATGTTGTAGTTTTTAACATTAAAATTACCTTTATTATAGTTATATGTATTTATTGGAGCGGACGTGAATAAATTTGAGAAGTTAAGAGAGAAGTATCCATTTCTTAGCCATGTGAGATATTCTGGCAATGAGTATATCGGGATAGTTCAAAACTTTGACAAGCATTGTTTAAGCATTTACGATATTGATAGACTAAAAACACTAGAAGAACGAAAATTATTTTTACAAATGGGAGATGTTTGGTGGAACGAATCAAATCGAATGATCCCTATTAACATCTTTCTTAAAAAAGACTTTCAATATTTTAAAGTTTGCTTACAGACTTTTATTGCTAAGGATTGTAGTATAATTGCCGGGCCTCAAGTTAGTTTAAAAAATATTAGTGAAAAGCGTGTTAAGAAAAAGAGTATACAATTAGTTAAAAAGCCTACCTAGGCATCTCTTCATTTAGAAATCGCCAGCAGTCTTGGTTCATATAATCTAGGCGGTTGTTATCAACTAAATATTTTCTCATTGCTTTAAGATTATTTTCTGCCCAATCAATATAACGGGTTTTATCTCTAAATTTTAAATCATCTACACTTATCCTAGAATTAGGATATTTTTGGTTATAGTAATTCCTAAAAATGTTTCTTTCTGGGTGCCAAGTTAGTTCTGGAGATTCTGTATACCATTCATGTGATATTTCAGCAATATCCTTAGGACAGTTACGGTCTTTGAAAAACATACATACAGACCAATGTATTGTCCAATACGGATTATCATAATCTAACCATTTCCAAACTGGCTCTCTAAAAACATTATAATCGTAATGTGTTGGAAACCATTTAGCATTTTCAACAAATACAGTATTAATAGTTTCGTATTCCCCTTCACCCGGTTGCTCTCTAATAACTTTATCTACATCAGGATTTCCAGTTTCTTGTTTCCATTTATGTTTGGGATCTTGTTCCTTAAGGAAACGTTTAATTTCCATTTCATTTTTAAAATTAACCCTACATTCTTCAGTCCACTCACCTGCCCTGCTAGGAAGTCGCTGTGCTTCTTCAAATAGTATAGGATGTCCAGGAAAAGAGTTATGCGACGAATATCTATTTCTATTAGGAGCCATTTTAGAAAATGAAAAGTCTTGTGATAAATCTTGGGAATTTAAAACGGCTGTTATGTATTCTCCACCTGCTCCAGGGGGATATACTAACACTCTTTGATGATCTTTAAACCAATCTCTAGGAGTCACCGGGTTCTTCCTTAAAGAACTCCATTTTGCCATTTGGGTAATTTTTAGGATCGAATTTTTCATGCTCAGGCATTGGGTCTCCGTTCTCAGTTATTACTGGCCATCCATGTTCGTTAGCATACTTCCAATTAAAATCTACCCATTTAGCACCATGTTCTGTAGTATCAGAGTGTATCGCATCAACTGGACATTCTGGTTCACATACTCCACAATCAATACATTCATCTGGATTAATAACCAGTGTGTTTATTCCTTCATAAAAACAATCAACTGGGCATACCTCCACACAGTCTTTATGTTTACAATTAATACATCCGTCATCTACTATATAGGTACTCATATTATTTCCTTATTCATACAATTTTCACATATTTGTGATTCTTTATTTTTCCAAACATTGTTTAAATGTTTAGTAAAAAACTTGTGAGATAAAATCTCTATTAAACTAAATTTATTAATATTATTAAAATCCTGTGGGAATTTTTTTCTAATAGACAGCATTGACCATTCGTTGTCATAAAACGCATTATTGGCATTATCTGAAATGAAACAACACGGCCATATCCTGCCTTTAACATCGACTTGTAATGCCAAGTCTTTTAGCCAAGGACAATTAAATTCATGTTCAATACTTTTATCTGCCCAAAAATGAACTCCTTCTTTATCAGGATAAAAATCTTCTTGAAGTGATTGTAACTCTTTATAAACTTCATTACTAGGTGCGGTAATAACTACTTCAGGCATACCTTTATATTCTTTAGCAAATATTTCTTTATCGTAACTTTCACTTATTGTAAAATACCTAAATCCTAAACTACGAGCAAACTCTTTTGCTTTTTGTACTTGATGTTTATTATGGTCAAATATAATCATACGCCAATGTGCTGTGCCGCCATACGATATAAATTCTTTAGCATTACTTATTATCTTTTTAAAGTCAGTTCCTCGCCTATGAATGTAATTAGTATCCTCTAATCCATCAATTGAAAAAACAACTTCGTGCTTTTTAAATTTTTGTAAAACAGTTGCTAACTCTCGCCAGTGTTCTAAACTTCTTAACCCCCCGTTAGTATGTATAGAAACCATATCAGTAATATTACCAGTGCTGGCTACTTTGTCAAGCATATTAACAATATTAGGATTCATCATAGGGTCACCAAAATTTCCATTTAATGTTAATGCTGATATACTACTATCTTCAAATAACTTTGTCCATGTTTCCATACTCATATGCTCTAAGCCAATATGAGGATTAACTTCTCCACCATCAATATTCCTAGAACATCCTGGACAAAACGAATTACAATAAGTTGTCGTTTCTACCTGTAAATGTTTAATTACGTTGATGTAAGTTGTACTTGACATTAGTTATACTGTCGACTGTTCTCTTATGTCTTAGATAAGAATTATTAGCATACCAAAATCCAGCAACAAAAGATATTGCCATTACTGATACTATTGCTAGTAAGTGCCAAATTATAAAAGTCATATTATTCTCCTTCCTTAATTAATCGATCCTTTTTTAATTGATCTATATTCATTTCTTCGTATTTCTCAAACGGCTGATGTATCCACGGACTTGTTTCTAAATAATCTACATAATACCAAGGTGTAAACTTTGATACACCCTTAACCCATAAAGTTGCTGTACGGAGATCATCTATAAAAAATCCATGATAATGTTCTAACCATTTAACACACTTTTCAAGTGTTAATCCAGAATCTGCTAAATCATCAACCAACAAAACTTTATTACCTAAGTTTGGCGAAGTCTTTGCTAATGAATTACCAAATACAATTTGTCCTTGTTTGTCTTTGACGCCTGCTCCATGGTATGATTCAACCGACATAACTGCTAAAGGTACATCAAAAATACGAGCCAAAACATCTCCTACTCTTAGTCCGCCTTTTGCTATACAAACTATTTGATTAAAATCATAACCATCATCTGAGATTTTTACTGCTAAATCTTCTATTGCTTTATTGTATTCATCCCAACTAACATAAAGATGTTTATCGTCCCATTCTTTCATATTATTCCTCTTCTAATAAGTTAATGTGTAATGCTACTAAATGAGCATAAGCCACCGCATGGGCTTTCTTAAAATAATAACTGCCATCAGCAGGCTTATCCCATACAGTTTCCGCGATTGTTTTCCAGTCGTATTTTCTAAGGTTTGCTTTGCCTGGTCTCATTACTGCTAAAAACATAGCCATCCTTGTCATGCTATCTGGTTTTAGTTGCTGTAATAAATCAAAATGATTATTAACGTGAATTACTTTTTCACAAAATTCTTTACTTGTCCACAAACGTTGCCAATTAGGTTCTTTAGCAAGTAATGTATTCATATGTTCTTCGTTTTTAATACCTTGGTATACGTTTACATTTAAAAAGTCTACTTTAAAATATCCTCGTCCTTCCGCTGTTTCGTGATCAATACTTGCTTGTCCAGTCATAGGATCAACTGGAATGTCTACAAAATAAGCACCTGTGTTGTGCTTCTTACCGCTGTCTAGTGTAGCAGGTATGTGTTTTAACTTGCTTAATATATCTTCTCTATTAGCAAAGTCTATATCAATGTCAGGTAATTTTACCATTAAAACCCTACCTCTTTTAATGTTTCTTTTACAACTTTAGACTCTCTGTTAAACTTTATAAAATATTGTCTCCAATAGTCTGGATCAATGTATTCGTAAACTAGTTGTATTTGTTCTTCGTTTAGTTTACCTAAAAATTCTTTACCTGTGTCTGTATTAAAAATCACCCAACAACTAATACGACCATTAATGATATCTTGTACAATTTTATTTGAATTGTTAGCAAAGAAATAACTACTGCTTTGTATGTTGTCCCCACAACTTTCTGCCCACTTGTCCATAGTAACCAAACTTCTAGTTAAAGCATCTTCCCAATGCTCTGTTTTAAGGTAACCTGATAACCAGTCTAAGTAATATTGCTCTGTACACCAACGATCTAATTTAAACTTACTGTTAATAACATATTCAATATATCGTTTTGTGTTTACGACCTTATAGTCAATTAAAAACTTACCAAACTTTACAAAGGCATTATAATAATTGCTCTTAACAAAATCAGCATATTTAAGTTTGTTTGAGTTTGGCTGTGTTTGTTTAAAGAAAATAATGTATGCTTGTTGCCCTAGCCTAACGTGTGGTTCGTCTTTCTGTTCCCAACGTCTTTTAGATTCGCACATATGAGCCAGCAATGTAGTTTCTTTTACAAAGCCTCTATCACAATATTTACACATGTGTTTCTTTGGTGCTTTGTAAGTGGTTGCGGCTGTTTTTATTATATCTGCCATTGCTAAATTCACTTAACCTCTGCCTTTATATCTTTATCATCCCAACCTAACAATTTTAATTGCTCTTTAAGTTCTTTCTTAGTCACAATAGATGCTAATAGTTGAACCTCATCTTCTTTCATATTAGGATATAATTTCCTAATAGTTTTATCCAATCCACTAGTGCTAGACTTTGCTTTTTTCTTGTGAGGTATCCATTCGTGAAACTGTGTTCCCATTTTTGGACTAACAGTAGTTAATAACAACCAATGTAACTTAGGATGTTTTGAACTGTTTATATCAAAAAAGTTTTTGTTAGTACGTTCATTAGTTGCTCTTAAATACCATTGCTGTAAAAGTTCCTCACCTTTAACACTTGAACTATATCTGTTATACAAAAAAGGCGAGAATGCTTTCTTTTCTTCATCAGAAAGATTATCCCAAAATTTCCTATCTTTGCGATCAAGTGCCGGTAACACTTTGTTCAATGGTAAACTCATCCCCATGCTTTGCCTACATCTACAACTTCATTATTTCTTGTTACTTCTTTTACAAAGTAAGCACACTTAGGTTTAGGACCATCATGTAACGGTACTGCTAATAATTGTCCTGCTTTTAGTTTTGGAAAAAACCATCTTACTTCTTGATACACGTCTACAATTTCTACTGGGTAAAAGTCAGGTTTAAAATCAGACAACTGATTAAATACAAACGCCTTAAAACCCCTATCATTAATACTTGTTAAACTTAATACTTCTAAGTCTCCGTGATCTTCTTCTCCAATAAGCATACACCAATCTAGTGGCATCTTAATTTGGTGTCCTCCAATTTTTAATACTAGTGCTGGACTATTGAAACTTTCTAAAAATATTAGCGGTATAAAAAAATAATCCGGATCTTCTGGATCTGAATTATCTAATACACCAAACCTCATATCTTCTACTTCGTCTGGTACTTCTGTCATTGGAAAACATTTATTATCTAATGTTAATATTTGACTCATATTTTATCCTTTTATTATATCTGTAGTATAGCATTATTTTGCCTCCCAGTCAACTTTTTCTACCTGGAACGGATAGTTTGCTTCTTTGTAAAATTTCTTTCTTGATGTTAAGTGTCTTTTGGCAAATTTACAAGTGCTAGTAATATCCCATATTTGTACAAAATCCTTATCCTCTGCTTTACGAATACCTCGTCCAATACTTTGTATTACCCTAACAAAACTCTTACCTGGTTCTAATAATACTAAATTGAAAATACGAGGAATATTAATACCTACTGCCGCTACTCCATATGTTGCTACTATAATCTTACCATCCACATCAGCAATTTCATCATACTCTGTTTTCCTATCAGCACTCTTAGTAGCACCTGAAACAAATACAGCCTTATCACCCAATAGTTCTACTAACTCATTTCCAGCACTAATCCTATCTACTAGTATAAGTGTATTACCGGACTCTGATATTTTATTAAATAATCTTGACATATACTTTAACCTATCAGCATTAGTTAATAGATATTTAAGTTCTTGCTGATAGTTGCCGTGGTCACCATAGTCTTGTAATTGTACAACATTAACATGACACTTTGCTAATACACCTTGGGCTTGTAGTTCGCTGGCTTGTATTCTTGCTGTTACATCACCTAAACTAACATGTAAACTTTTCCATTCAAAGTTTTCTTTAGGTATTGTTCCTGTTAATCCCCAACGTATAGGTATATGTGCCATTACACCTGTTAATAAAGTTTTTAGCACATCTGCCTTAGCCATATGTACCTCATCTACCATAATACAAACTACATCTTCTAAAAACTCGCCAATACTTATAGGTGCTTCAGCATTTTTTGTTTTCTTTAGTAATATGTTTAAACTTTGCCATGTACAAATAGTATGTGTTTTACCAAACTCTTTTCTATCACCAAAAAACACACCAACATCAAGACCCATATTAATATAATCTTCTTCTGTTTGTGTTACTAGTGACTTATTAGGAACAATTACAATACTTCTACCATAAGGTTCTACCTTATTACTTAATACAGCCGTTATCAAAGTCTTACCAGCACCTGTGGCAATTTCTTGTATACTTTGTGGGTTCTCTAAAAACTTATTAATTGTATCTACTTGATAATCTCTTAATACAATAGGTTCACCTGCTACTACATGTCCTTTTGGCCAAGTAAGATGGCTATACGATTCTTCTGTAACTCTATCAAAATTAAAGTTAGTTTTATAATCACGTTGATCGTTTAACTCAATGTCATAATTAAGTTCTTCAAGTACCGGGATAATTTCTGGTAACAGATTTGTGTAAGTAGATCCGCCTAACTGAAAGAATGCTACTTTGCCATCCCACCTTCCTAATCTTACAGCAGGAAGATATCTAGCATAAGGAACTTCATACTTAAACTTATTAGACAGTTTTTTACGAGCATGAAGATCTAAACCCTCAATTTTAATATTAACTTCATCTTTAATATGTAGTATACATTTACTCATTAAAATAATTCATCACTATCAACTGTCCATTCTTCATTTTTATTAGACGGTACAACGTCTAATACTTTACTACTTTGAAATATATTTCTTTTATTATACAAACCTTGTCCTATTGTTACATCGGCTTTAAAATTCCAATGTTTGTTTTGTAGCCTGCTCATCCTATCAGTTATAATGATCCTTGTGTTATCTGTTGGGTCTTCTGATACCTTAAGTTTATTAAACACATTATTTTTACTGTTAATCATTACATTATCAACATTGCCATATTCACTTTTATACCATTCAATAAATTTTGTAATTTCTGAAACATTACTAACTGAATGGCTACTCAATCCAACAGCAATCTTTTCAAATCCTAATTCTAAACAAGTAACTATTACATCACTTATTGATTCTGTTACACTCAGATAGTCATTAGTAAGAATATCTTTTTGTAGTTTATTAAAATTATACTTGTCTAATACTGAATTGTCAAGATCTATTGCCAATAGTCCGCAACTTTTTATTTGTTCAATTAATGTTTTTTGTTTAATATTCTCGTCCCAGTATTCTTCTAATTCTTTTGGAGCATTGTGTATCTGTAAAGAGTTTTCATCTTTAAGAGTAGCACGAATTTCATAATCATGTTTGTTTTGAATAATTTTATCTAACTTATTAAAGTATTCAATGCTCAAATTTGAAAATTCAAAAGTATTTTCTTTTGCCCAATTATACAATGTAATAAAATTTCCTTCAGTGTTATTAATTTGCCATCTCTTTTCTTCTTGATCCCAATTTGAATCAGCATTGTGAATTAAAACATTTTCTCTTAGCATTGTATTGACTTCTTTAATCATGTCTTGATTATAAGGAAAATATAGATAAACTAAGTTATCGTCACAATCAAATCGTTTGCTTCGGTCTACAGTTCTAATGTTGGTACGGAATTCTGGTGTTTTTGTAATTAGTGTAACATCAACTCCTAAATTACGGAATTGCTTACGGTATTTAGCAGTGAGTTTTACTGCCAACTCCCTTTGTCTACTTGTCATACCTAGACCACGATGTATATAACTTGAAACATTATTAACAAAGTTTACATCGTACCTTGCTAGTTTAATATACATACCAATTCCTGTATGTCTACCTTTAGGAATTTTAGGTGGTGATACAGAACCAGCCATAACTTCTATACAGTATTCTATATCTTTAGGTAAAAGCATCTTCATAAAATTTCCTTAAAAAAAATGGGCGGGTGTCAAGTCCCGCCCTGCTTGGTTAGGAGTAACTATGCCGCCCGTTTCATACAGGTCGATACAGCCAAGCTCTGCCACTTTTCGGAAATCTTCTTAAGGTCACCAACTTTAAGAGCTGTCCTTAAACTCATTTCACGAAGTCTGTTTTTGTTTTCGTAAATGAAAGCAAGTATTTCACTTTCTTCTTCTTTACTAAAACCATAGCCTTGAAACAAATCACCTTTGTCAGCAATTTGTTTAATCCTTAAAAACTTATCTCTCATTGTATCAAGAGTAAGATCTAAATAGTGACATCTTGACATAAGTGCCTCTAAGTGATCTTGTAGTTTTTTAGATTTAACGTTTTCAAACTTAATGTTTGTAATAAAACAAGCAGAACCTTTAAACTCAAACTCATTTGGTATACCTTCTGCCCTAAGTTTGGCACTATCGGCACTCCACATTAGTTTACGTTTTTTACCTGAGTCTAAAGCCGCCTTCAAAATGTTCAACGCCAAGTCGTCTAGCAATACAGAGTCACAGTCGTCAAACACAACAACATTACCCGGATCGCTATACTCATAAAGTTTAGCATAAAGTCCTAAGGCCGTCATAGCACCTTTAACAACTGTATACTTTCGCTTCGTAGCACTAATATCATCAAACAAACTATGTTCGTCTAATGTTTTCTCAACACCGTATGATTTACCAACCCCTGGAGGGCCTGTAACAATCAAAGCACGAATGTCGCCATTTTTAAGACTGGCCGCCATTTCATCTAAAATTTCAAAACGTTCATCAATTTCTTTAATACGTTTTTCATCACTAACTTGAGAACTAAACTCGCCTTCTTGTTGGCCTTCGTTCATTCCAAGTGTTTCACATTGTTTTAAATAATCCTGCTCATCTTCGATAAATTCAAAACCAGTTGGCTTAACTGTAACCCTAATTTTACTAAAATCAGGACCAAATACTTTTGAACCGTCAACAGTAAGAAACATTCCTTTTTTACCGGAAGTCATGTTCTTTATGAGTGGGAAAATAATGTTCTCAACAGGTTTGTTTCTGTAAGAACCTTTCTTGATATTTACATATGACATATAGTTACTCCTTTTTCATTGTCTATTGTTTTTTTTAACTTACTCTACTATTATACACGAATTAGGCCAAAAGTCAACCATTTTGACGTCTTTTTTTCGCTTGTAAACCATTGATTTTATTAGATTTTTAATCTTTTTTTAATTATTTTTGATTTTGGAGCCAGTTTAGGAAGGCAATTTCGCCGTTTTTGAGTGAAGATTCCCAGTCATTTTGAGCATTTTCGTTGGCATTGTCTGAAATATACTTAAAGCACCTAAACTTTACACCTAACTTAGCACATACAACGGCTAAAGCATAGCCTTCCATATCTACTATGTCTATATCAGCATATTTAAACCACGGATCATCAGTATTTACAAAACTATCACCTGTTCCTAGTGTAATATTAGTACCTGAATTAAGTATTATAGCATGAGCAAAATCATCTTGCTGATAAGGTGTTTCTCCACGTGGTGCTAACGGCTCTGCTACCATATCACGTTGTAGAATTGTATCAACTTCTACTAGTCCTGTATGTTTACCGTTAACTGATCCTGCTGTACCAAAGTTAATTACTTCAGTTGCTCCTGTTTGTATGATTGCTTTTGTAATAGCAAATGTGGCATTGATTTTGCCTACACCTGTGTATACTAAAACTGAATCTTGTGGTGAATTTTTACGATTAAACTCTTGCTCAAGAGCGATAGATAGTAATTTCAATGCTGTGTTCTCCTATAAATACTGTATCATTATAACACACAACAATCGCTGTGTCAAGTATTTACATATGGATAATATGCCCAGATAAATATCATAAAGTAAGGAAACTCATATGACACCAAAAGAAGAAAACTGGCTTAAACGCGAAAAGATTAGTAGGCCTCGCGATCACAATATTTACCCTCTAGATAATTTACAAATGTACGACTGGCTTAGAGATGGTGAGCATCCACATAGCGGTCATCATCCTTGCTTTATGCCGTGGTTAATGATTAACAAAGAATTCGAAAAACATGCTAACTGGCCATATGAAGAGATGTATAAAGAAGCAAAGTCACTAGACGAACGAGGATTAATTCCTAGTTATAATGATTCTAATAATGTTGGTTGGGGTGCTGTTGCTTTATATGGATTAAGTTCTGACTCTACCCTACCTCCCGAAGAGTACGGTTATGCTAATTACAACGAAGCAAGGGCCGCCGGAGCATTAAACTGGACTGAAATAGCAGACGAATGCCCTGTTACAGCAAACTTTTTTAAAAACGACTTCCATCATAAACGTTATAATAGAATTAGATTTATGAAATTAGAACCAGGTGGAATGATACGCTGGCATCACGACATACCAGAAAACGAAGAACCTACTTTTCCACTAGGTGTATATAATATGGCATTAAATAATCCCGATGGTTGTTATTTTCATATGGGCATGTGGGGTAACATTCCAGTTGAAGATGGCAGTATGTGGTTATTTGCCAATGAACATTATCACTGTGTTGTCAATGATTCAGACGAAGCTCGTTATCACATGATAGTTAGCGGCACACCTGACGAACAGTTTTGGGCGCCGGTAATAGCAAAGAGTTTTAGAAACGAGTCTAAAGGAATTTACTTAGATGAAGTTGACGGTAAAATTGTAAGTAAAAACGACGGCTACATGCCTGGTCAAGATTAGGACGTATTACATGATTAGTTGGAGTTTCATTCGAAATGAAGTTGCTTTAATACAATGGGATTACAAAGAATTCTTAGATTCAAAGGTTGATACATTAAAAGATTGTGGTGATTTAGGTTCTGAACTTACCACAGCAAATCATAATGAATTAAAAGACATGTTTGCTTTTAATTATACTGGACCTATTGTAGAACTAGGCATAGTTAAAGCAATTCAAAAAGCAAAATGTAATTTTGCTATTATACAAATACCAGGTAGTACTATTGCTAGAGAATTTACAATAAGGGCAATGAACTATATGGAAAAAAATCCTAATTGTGCTGTATTAGGGCAAGTCACACACAAAGTAGATAGCGAAGGTGACCGATGGTGGGGTATTATGCCTTATACAATGGTAGTAAATTTACAACACTTTCAAAAAGCCGGTAGATTGTTTTTTGGAAATAGAAGAGACAGACCTGAACCGGGGCAACTATTCCCAGAAGTAATAAACAACGACGGAAAATTATCATCAACAGGTACAGATAAAACAATAGACAGTGAAAGATTGTTTTATGGTTGGTATTGGGTTTGTAAGTTTTTACAAGAAGGGCAAGAAGTTCATTCTTTTGACGACCGTATTAATCCGTTTAGACAATATGTATACTACGAAAACGAAAAAGACTTAAACAAACACCATTGGTTGACGGAAAATATGGCAGAATATGTAGAAGAGGGCGAGGCTCCAGACGAATATGAATAATTATACAGAAAAAAGCCACGATAGTGACACTGATTATGAAAAGTATTTGATAGAAGAAAACGATTATACACGTTATCAAGATAGATTAATAGAAGAAACTCTTCTAGTCTTAGTAGCACCAAACGAGGAAACAGAATTTTATAGTATTTTAGTAGGCAATGTAGTTGACGAAATTTGTACTATTGATAATATAGAAGATATTAATAGTGTAATAGCACAAGGTAAGCACAACTATTATATTATAGTAGAACGTGATGCTAAATTTAGTGAAACTTTGTTCGTACAATTAATGATAAAACTTGATACTTTACAAACTGGTATAAGCACAGGCGATATACACATTATACATGAATTTCAATCATTGGAAAATATAAAAATTGATACTAATTTAAGAAAATTTGAAAGTGTTGACCGTCCGCATTGTACAGATTTAACAACTTTACGAATTAACGAAATTATTAGTCCTTGGTTAAACAATTTATTTGCCTTTAATACAGAACAATACAAAGATCCTTTTGAAAAATTAGATAATAACGACTTTAACCATTATGTATTAGTAAGTTCAGGTTGGTTATGGGCATGGTTACTAGAAAAAAATAATTGGGATCCAAAAGAAGAATACTTAACATTGTTTAATATTGACGGGCCAGCACTAACATATATTACAAATTTAGTACATTATTGGTCTCCATGGGATCAATCATATGTAGATTTTGTTACAACAAACGAAACAGCAAAATCTATAATGATTAAAGCAGGTATTATATCACCTAAAGATGATCATACAACTATTACCGACGAAGGCAAACAGCATTTACAAAATATGTGGGATCATGAAATGTTACGATGGGCAAGAATAGACAATAGCGAAGACCCTAAAGTTGGAGAAGAAGCATTTTTACGTTTCTTTAGAAAATGGCAATGGGCTGAAGCAAATGGTAAACTATCTATTGCTAATTTAAACATCATGTCTGATAATCTTTTAACAAAGAAACTATCTACGCTTTGTAAAGGCAGAGCATTTTGGTTTGTAAGCAATATTTTTGCTAGTTACGGTAGTAGAATGTGGTCTGGAATGAATAAAGAAGTCGAGTTACAATTTTTTGAAGACTTTAAGAAAAAATTAAATAGTAATGACGCTGTACACGGTAGTTTACCTTTTATAGATAGCGATAACAAAGTCTATACAGCAAAAAGACCGGTGGTAATACGATGAAATATCACGACATATATCAATATCTCCGAGAAAACTATACATTTGTATTAGATAACTCTAGTCAATTAGATAGAAACACATTATTTCTTATAAAGATAGCCTCATATTGTATAGACGATAAAATAGTACAAGATCCATCTCTTAACGAAACTAAAGGATACTTTATTTGTCATAAAAACAACCACATTGTTAATGAAGATATATTAATGTTATTAGCAAAGTACCAACTAGATAATGAAATAACTTCTGTTACTACACCTTGTGGGTCTATTACGGCTATAAATGATAGTTTTAATAATAGTAGCAAATACGGTGTTAATTTAAGATCTCAAGCAGTAATAGATACTCAAGAATATAAAGATGTAGTAGCAATCGTTAAAGATTGGCAAACAGAAGATTACAGTAGAAATGCTATAACAACTACATTAGGCGGCTACACATTAGTTCACCACATGTATAATACAGAAAAATACGAAAATAAGTTTGTTAAGAAAGCAAAGTTAAACAAAAAAGAGTTTGATCAATTTGTTATGTTGCCAAGCGGGTTAAAATTTGCTTGGTTGCTACGTGAACTTAATTGGAAACCGGATAATAAATTAGTTTTATTTGATGTTAGTAGTTTTCCTATTTGTTTTGCTAAAGAAATGATACTGTCTTGGGACGGTTCATACCCATTACATGATTGGGCCATGGAACATCCTATTGCTAAAAGCATATTAATAGCCAGCGGGCAAATTAACGAAGGCACACGACCAGGTGCCGGTCCTAAGGAATGGGATAATATGTGGAAACAAGAAATTAAAAAATGGGGCGGAGTTGAAAATATTGTAGAAACTATGGCTAAACTAAAACAAGCAGAAGTAAATGGTGACATCGCATGGTGTACTGTTAATATAGCACACGATAATATTGGTCAAGAACTAATATTTTCTAGTTTAGATAACAAACCTACAGTTTTATGGATTAGTAACATATTTGATTCAAGTCCTATTGCTTCAATTAATGCTACAAGAATCCGTAACGTCTTTATGGTAGAAAGTAGACTAGGATTAATTCAAAAATGGTATAAAAATTTAAAACAGTTATTGCCTAATAAAAGTCTAATAATAGGTAGTATACCTCCTACTACTAAAAACGGTTTGGAAATTTCAGACGAAGATAATAAAAAAATTGAATTTCTATCAGGGGAATTTTTAAAGTAGTTTCTTTGCCGCGTTTTGATTTAAAGTTGCTCTCTCATACATCTTTTTATAACTATCTTCAGGGCCAATAACTTCTTCTAAATACTGAAAGTTAACTTTTCTTTTAGGTGACATAAACATTACGTTAATTACTCCACCGCTACCAAATACATTTTTCGTAAATCCTTTATAATTATCAGGATTAAAATTCCTAACAGGGCACCAATACATTTGAGTGTACCCTAACTTATTAAATCTATTCCATAATGGCTTGAGATTTACCTCATCATTACATTCAATAAAGCAAGTTGGCAAATGTTTTTCTAATGTACGTTTAGCACCTTTAAATACATTTGGCTCCTCACCTTCTACGTCACATTTAATAAGATCTAATCTTTCAAACTGTACTTGATCTAATCGCATAGTAGGCACTAGTTCCATCATTTCGCTACTATTGTTTAAACTAGCCTCACCGTAATTGCCCGGTTTTTGAGGATTATAGTTACTTAGGTACCTATTTCCAGCACTTCTACTTAAAGCATAAGGATATACTGTAGTATTAGTAATTTGATTTTGTAATAAATTACGTTCTAATAAACCTCTAGATAATTCATTTGGTTCAAAAGCATGTATATGACCTTTATGTGCTAGTTTACTAAAAGGTACTGAGTGTGTTCCTATGTTTGCTCCAATGTCAGCAATATGCCATTCTGGTTCAATTAACTGCTCTAAGCACATTATTTCCCATTCACAATACTCACCGTATGTTGCTAAACTTTTTCCAATGATAACATCATTGTCAAACCAAGTAAACTTTCCATGTCTACACTTTCCAGTTGATATCATTTCCAATTCTCCAATATTAATGGATCATCTAATACATCACCTGGATTGGGTTTACCATGAAAAACTAATATACTTGTATTGTTATGTAATACAGTCTTATCTGATTTATATTCTGTTGTACCCATACGTTTTAATCCGCCGTTTAATACTTCCCATTTATAACTCATAGCCCACTCTTTAGGCCACCATTTTTTTGTATCATTGGGAAATATCCTAGACAACCAATCTTGGTCACCTTTATGTCTTTTAATATTTGTTGTTTTTTCGTTTTGAAAGTCATTGTAAATATTTGTGTAAGCATTTGCTTGAAATCCTATAACACTACTATTACTTATGCTATAGTCGGCTATGCCATGGCGATTAAAGTCTTGACATATTCTAAACTGATCTGTTTCCCATTCAAAGAACTTGTCTAAAGACCCTACAACTACAGTATCTAAATCTAAATATAATACTTGCCCCGACCATTTATGCTTATTAAACAAGTTACATTTATACCACCACTTTCTAGCATCGTTATCAAACATAGGATCTACTTCTAATACTATTGGTATTATATTAGGGTTTGTAATTTCTTGCGGGTGTGTTGTTAAACAGTAAAAGTTAAATGACTGTGTTAGATTTCTTTTCACACTATTGTAGAGTGTTTCTACATAAGATACATTATACTTAGGCGGAATCCAAACACATGCTACGTTATTCATTAAATTTTACTACCTACTGTCATTTGATATTTTTAATCAAAGGAAATATATCAGAAATAATCTTAGCACAGGCATGTGCTATTTCCATGTGTTCTTTTTGTGTACCATTAGCACTTCGCAATTCAATATAATGTACCCAACTACGAATTGTACCGTTCATATATAACCTTGTTTTAGTCATGCCTTCTGGCAATACTACACGGGCCTGCTCTTTAGCAATACCATTATCAATAGCCCACTGGTATGCTCTTTCAGATGCTTGTTGTACTTCACTTTGTCTTTTAAACCACTCAATAGTTAAGTCTACGTCATCTGTGTCAATACTATTTTGCCTATTAATAGGATCTTGTAAACGTGCTTCTCTCATAGTATACCAATCTTCCATTGTAGTTGGATCAGCATAACGTTGACTAAATTCTTGGAAACTAAAACTACGATGCCTTACTATTTGATGGGCAATATCCCTTGTTGTTTCTATTTCTAATGTAGCATTGACCATCTCAAGTGGAGACCAGTGTTGATGTTTGATCAAATACTTGATTAATCTTTCACTTGTTTCTTTGTTAATTTGATTTGCTGGATTGCTCACTTTGGCACAGTAGGCTATAAGTTCTTGTAAATTATCAAGACCTTCTGCTTCAAAATCCGGAGTTGCTTTACTGTAACTTACTAGTTTTGCTTTCATAATTTATACTCTTTTACCATTTCTTTAAAATATTCTTGGTGTGCTTTACTTGTAGGATGATCTTTTGGCATCCTACCTAAATTGTTGTCATCACAATAGTTTACAAGTGATGTTTTTGTGTGCCAGTTATTGCCATGAAATTGTGTTAGTTGAGAATCAGTTGATGCTATGCTTGTAAAGAAATATATTTTATTGCCTAGTTGTTGACAGTATTGCTCGAGGTGTTTAAATCTCTTATAGTAATAATGTTCTAATGTATGTTCATTATAGCAAAATTTAACATAATGGTCAAGTGTTTTCTTCAATCCTTGTAAGGGAAACTTGGGTTCCCTTCTGTTACTAATTGATTGACTTTGCATATTATTAGTATCAACGTGTGGCCAATATACTCTACTAATATCAGTTATACCTACTAATATAGTATGTCCTAATTTAATATTTTCGTATGCTGTAAAAAGAATCTCTTCGTTACTTGAACCTGCTTTGCTATAATTCTCTAGTGGTTCGTTAATGTGCTCAGCAAACAACTTAGGTATAGTTGGTTCTGTTTCTATTTCTTCACCTGCTACAATACTACAACCAAATGCTAACATTTTAAAAACACAGCCTCTTTTTTATACTGTTGCTCTTGCCAAGTATAACCAATTGTTGATAATAGTTCTTTTACTTCAGTGTGGTACTGTTTTTCTTCTGTGGTTCGTCTAGGTAATTCTACTACTAAACATACGTCATTATTTTTTAATGTTTCTAATGACCCTAATATTACTTCTTTTTCTGTACCTTGTACATCTATCTTCATGTATCCTACATTAGTTAAGTTGTAACCATCTAATGTCGTGACATCTGTTACTATTTCTGAAATTCTTTTTGCTTTAGTAGGATCTAATGACGATGCTCCGCACGAACCGCCATTAACATAAACTGGCTGGTCTCTTAGATTTTCCTTACCTAGTGCTACATAATATAATGTATAATTCTCACTAGTAACATTTTTTTCTAAACACTCTCTATTATCTGCCATTGGTTCAAAAGCATGGACATGGTTAAATTTTGTACAAAGAGGTTTTGTCCAAAATCCGATATTAGCACCGACATCTACGGCTACAGTATTAAAGTCTTTTACATATCCGAGAGTAATGTCCCTACCGTATTGTTGATATTGTCCGTTAGACATATAATTTTCAAAATGTGTATCATAATCTGGCATCCACCAACCTTCTACATTTTTCATTCAACTTCCCCACCTGTATACCAACGTTCAATATCATCTTCTGTTAAGTGTTCAGTATCACCTTTCCATATCTCAACTATATGTGCTGGCTCATCAGTATTGTTTCTACCTTTGTGCCAATAATTTTTTGGAATGTCAACTGGATTTTGCGGAGATAATTTCCAGACATTTGCTCCATCAAAAGGATCTCCCATTACTGTCCAGTTAACTAATAACTCAGCATTGCCACTAACTAAGTTCCAAGTTTCACTTCTATGTTTATGTCGTTGCATTGACAAACTACTTTGCGGATTAATAACTAGTTCTTTAACCATAAAGTTTTTACCTTTATACAAGTTTCTATAGTATCCCCAATTACGCTCAACTTTAGGTGATGACCATTCTTTTAATATCCAACTGCTCGAATTCTTTTTATCTTCACCGCCTACACCAAATACAAACTCAACATCATCAAAAACCATTTCTGGTATATTGTCTGCTGTCCTGTCACCACCGTTAGCAAAGATTAATTTATATGCTGTAATAGGATAGTGTGCTTTAACTTGCTTAATAAAATTAATAGCAGTATCATCGTCATCCATGAACGTGAACACTTCGTCTACTACTTCTAAACTATTTAAAATAGTAAGACGCTCGTTCCAGGGCATAAAGGCTTTACCCTTTTTACGCTCCAGCCATTCATCAGAATTTAAACCTACAATAAGTATATCCCCTAATGCTTTTGCGGCTTTTAAATAGGCAATATGTCCACCGTGTAAGGGGTCAAATCCGCCCGTACACAGCACTATTCTAGAATCTGGCACTATTGACTACTGTATAAATTAATGACTTCTTTTTTCCAAACATCACTGTATTCACACTTTCTCATGTTATCAAACCACGGCCCACCTAATGTATAATGTAACACTTTAGGCTTCGTAGTTTCTGTTTCTGTATAATGGCCAACTAGCCAATTATAACTATAATCTAATTCGCCTATTTCTGAGTCTTCTAACCAACTAAACCTATGGAGGTATTTTCCAGTTATGTTAGGATCATTAACAAGTTCCTTAGTTAACTTTTTATTGCTAGGATGGCCACAATTAAACAAAACCATAGAACTCCAGTTTTTACGTGGATATGGCAGTTGTAATTGTCCGTCCATTTTCCTTCCTTCTTTAACGTCGTAGTTGTGCTGTACACACATTACAGCAAACTTGTCATCTACTTGATCAAATACTTCCTGAGCATCAATTAAGAATACCATGTCGCAATCACAAAACATGGCCCAACCGCTGTACTCTTGTAAGTGCGGAACTAAGAATCTAGTAAATGTAAATTCCGTACTTCCTAACTTATCTATATCTCTAGTATATGTTCCTGAGTCACGTAACTCGTTTTGCTTTAAAGGAATTACGTTTGTAGTTTTAGATCTATTAAGTATACTATGCTCACAAACTTGATAAGCAATATCTTCTCTACTATCCCAACCTATATAAATGTTATTCATGGCCTTTAAATTCTCCACTTCTTCCTGCTTTCTTTCTTCGGGGGCCTTTTGTATGATCATATATTTGTCCTAATACACTTCTACATTGTACATGCCCTTTTTGATTATCACCTATATTATAATTTAAAGTGTTAAAAAGTTTTTCAAATCTTATTCTTATTACGTCCCATATCCAACTGTCATGCCATTCTTGTTCGTTATATAACATATCTGAATTATACATTTCTTGTACTTCTTCAGCATATTTTTTAGTATCAGCATGTTTTAAATTAAAATACAAATATCCGCACTCTGTATAATCTGGTCTGCCTAAGTATGTTACCATACACTCATTTCGGTGTATATTCTTTTTCATCCATTCTATATCAATTGGATTATAAAATACACTATCAGCATCTATACATATTAACCCGTCTGCTTCACCTAATTCTATTTGCCTTAATATTTCATGTGTATACACATACACTTTGTAACAAAATCGAACAGCATCAAATTTAAAAGTATCTAATTTAAGATCAGGAAGTTCTCTGTCTTTGTTCCTGTTAACAAACTCTTTACATTTAGGTATAAGATCAAATGTATTAAGAGTTTTTACATTTGATATTTCGTCTTCACTATAAACAATCAACTCAAACGGCCAATTATAAGTCGACATAAATCTATGAGCGTATTCTTCATATAACCGGCTATTAAAAGTTGTAACTGTTTTTATAATCATAAACTATACTCAAAATTTTGTGTCGTATGATTATGTTGAATTAGTTTAGCACCATTCCTAATATGAAAGTGTGTAGCCATTGGAGTTAAAGGCGATAACGTAACTACTCGCTCAATGTTTCCTTTTTCTTTTAAGTGTGCTAGTAATTTTTCCATAATCTCTTTACCTGCTCCTCTTTTACGAGACCATACAGTATAAGCAACTGCTGTATTAAAGTTATCTTGTAAGTGAGCATTTTGACTTATTAAATCTAACTCTCTAACACTTTGAGGGACATCATTACAATATGCTACACAAATAATACCCTCTATTTGATCTTCATACCTTAATCCGTAAATTTTACGGCTATAACTTTTTCTAAATTCCAAACTTAGTTCCGGTCTTACAGGATCTTCTGATACATCTATTTCGTCTAACTCAACTAATTCAGTACCTTTAACCCATTTAAAAAAGTCGTCTACTCGATGTTTAAATGTTTTCATGTTACTTTATTCCTAGTGCTACTATTATGTATACACTACACTATTCCTTTCAATGTTTGCTGGACTATATTCCATGTTTCTGGTTTTGTCCAATTTAAATTTTCTGTTTTATTAATAAGTTGTTTACAAATATCACTCTCAAATATTGACTCGTTTGTTTCAACCATCTTAGTAAATTTGTTACTAGTCTGTAGCATTGCCGCAAGACCTTCAATTAAATTTTTAGTATGTAAGTCATCATATTGTGTAACATGATATTCTATATGTAATAAAAAATACCACTTTAACATTGTACTATTAAGTACACCTAACATAGGTTTTTTTGTAGCAAAAGTAAATTTACTTTTTTCTTCATGCTTTCGCCATTCTATAAAAGCAGGAGTATTTTCTAGAGTACAAAAAGCATTTCCGCCATAATCAACCCAACGAGTTTCTCCTGTATTATTGTCTTTCATATAATTTAACCCACTTACAAGTGTTGAGTTTTTTAAAGGTGCTATTCCAATAAATCCAAAATCATGTATTGCTATATAATTTTCTAACAACTTAGAATTTAACCTTGCTAAATTAATAAGTGCTTCAATCCATTCACTTCTATTATTTGTTGGGTCATACTTAAGATATGGTTGTTTACAAGGATATCCCAATACTTCATACTTTCGGCCATTTGTTTTTATTTCTTTAGGAAAATTAATTGTGTTGCTTAATTCTTTATCTAAATTTGCTTTCTCGATAATATTTTGTATTGTTTCTGTTCTATGATAAAAACTTTGCCCAAAAGGTGATTGTATTTTTACTATCCATGTACTGTTGTCGTTACTACGTTCACAAAAATAAGTACGGCCGTCTTTTCCCTGCCCTAATTGTTCTTTAACATAATATACAGTATTTCCACTACTATGAATCTCAAGTATTTTATCATCTTTACCTGTATCTCGATTGAACCCAAGTTTAAAAACTTTATTTTTAGAAAATCTATCTACTGTCATATTACCCACTTTTTAATTAACTGCCATGCTTCTCCATTTTTCATTTCACCTAACGTAAATTGATGATAAGACAAAGCATTAAAATATTGTTGCCTATTTGGTTCTTCTTTTAACTTACTATGATTTTCTATATCATTCCAATCAAATGCTACAGATTTTGAAGAAGCATATTCTGTTGAAAATACAGGAACTCCTTCTAGTGTTGCTTTAACTACTGCTCCACTATTATAAGCAACCACACAATAAGCATTTTCTAAATCTTCTTCAAACGTTGTTTGCCTAATAAGAGGTTCAATCTCACGAAATTCTTTTTCAAATTGTAAACTACCTACTGGAAAACCATTTTCGTCAACGTGTGTTACTGGAGGTTTATACCTAACAATAACTTTTCTATCTGTAACGTTTTTCAGCCATTCTAATGTAGTGTCTAACCAATCTTCATCTCCTGTATACCAGGCTGTAGGTTGAGTTGGAGGGAGAACTAATATATGTCCTTTGGTATTTAGACTCCACGGTTTAATATTAACGTGTTGCTTAAAGTATGTATTAAATCTATCTTCAGGATAATGCTTTGTTATATCTTTCATGTTTATACCGTTTTTAGTAACACGGTACCACGAATCATCTGTATGTTTATGTCCTGCTAGAAAGTAAGCATGGTCTATATGTATATAATTAGGTGCTTTGCGATATACTTCTGCTGTACCTCTTAAAATGCCAAAACTAGTAAAGTAGTCATTGGGATTTGAATTTTGGATGTCTATATCTAACTGGTCTAAACGCCTAACTTGACCATTAGCACCCTTACAAAATAATTTTACTACTTTAGATGTTGTTTTACGACTTGTGTCGTACCCGTATATCATTATCGATTATCTATCCACTTGTTGACTTATTCTACAATATTTATTGTAAATACTTTTATGAAGGTATCTTTCTTTACCAAAAACTCTAGCATCGCAGGTAAGCCAATATTTGAGGCTATGATGAATGCTGTTAGAAAAACTGATACAGTTGTAGAAAATACACTAGATGCCGATGTTGCTGTAATTTGGTCATTATTATGGAACGGAAAAATGGCAGGAAATAGGGCCGTGTGGAATGAGTTTCACAAGCAAGGAAAACCTGTTGTAGTTTTAGAAGTTGGTGGTATAAACAGAAATGTTACATGGAAAGTTGGAATAGATGGTATTAACGGTCGTGCTAATTTTTGTAACAAAGAAAACTTAGACATTGATAGGCCTAAACAGTTAGGTATAAAATTAAAACCTTGGAACTTGCTTGGGGATAATATTATTATATGTGGGCAACACCAAAAAAGTGAACAATGGATCAACTTACCTCATATAGATCAATACTATGAAAATAGAATACTTGAAATAAAAAATCACACCGATGCTCAGATATTAATAAGAGATCATCCTCGTCATAAACGAGGAATACACTATAAAGAAGAAATTAATTTAAAGAAAAAATATAATGTACAATATACAGATGCTATCCAAATAGAAGGTACATACGATAACTTTGATTTTACTAAAGCATTAGAAAATACAAAGTTAGTTGTTAGTGAAAGTAGCAATCCAGCAATGGAGGCTACTATAAATGGTGTAGCATCTTGGACTGGTCCTGAAAGTTTAACTTATCCTGTAAGTGTACACCCTAAGAACTTAGATAATTTAAGGCCTAATAGAGAACAATGGCTAATAGAATTAGCACATACTGAATGGACAGTTGAAGAGATTTCTAAAGGTATACCGTGGGCTAGATTGTTGAATAGTCTACAAGAGTACCGTCCAACCAACTAAGAAATAAATTCTTATTACTAATGTAACCAAACTTATTAAGTTGATTTACCATTGATCCAGGTAGCCTATCCATTTCCATTAAGTCGTATGGTGTAACTTCATCCAAGTCATATATAATGTCTGTATTTTTATATACTACTGCCTTAATTAAGTTACTATTTTTTTCTTGCATAAAATAAGCATCACGACAATCGTACCCTGCTAAAGACAAGCCGTAAATTAAATTTACTATATTAATATCTGTATGACACTCAGGATACAATCTATAATCAGGTTCACTATAAAATATGTTGTGTATTCTTGGAACTGTTATACAAAGCATACCGTCTACTTCTTGTAAACTATTAATTTTTTGTAACACATTATAAAAGTTGTGATACTTGTGTAATACATTATGACACCAAACAACATCATACTTTGATTCTAATACGGTCCAAAAATCAGTAGGTGTTTGCAGATACTCTACTCTATCTAGTTCTTTAACTTGTTTGTTTATTTCATGAACTCTACTTATTGCTGTTACATCAATTTCTAAAGGCTTAGGATCTTTTTCATCATAATCCATACGTGTTGCCCACCATTCTGAATCTACTCCAGTATTACAATCAATGTCTAAAACTGAATTAATACTTAACATTAAGTCAGGGTGTTGATAAAGTTCTTCTAAAAATTTTCTAGCGTGAAGGCCTCTAGTTTGATTATTGCTTAATAGTAGATCCATTTGATATTCCTAATATTGTTGATTCATACTTATAATTATCAAAATAATCTTTTGCCTTTTTATATTTTGTAATTAATCTGTACAGATTTGTTTTGTTATTAATTCTATTATAGTCGTTACAAGATCTATTCATATCTTCCATTAAAATGTTTAATGTAGAGTACATTGAACTTTTCTTTCGTGCTACAAAAAGATCATATGTTGTGTCTTTAATGCTATCCCATTCAGCAAACAACTTTCTTGCTTTTTTATAGGCTAACATCTTCCATACCTGCTGTTCTTAAACGTGTTATATGTCCTAGTTGCCATTGTTTTGCTTCCAGTCCTTTCATAATACCTAAGTATCTATTTCGTAAAAGTGCTACTTCATTTATTAACGTTTCAAAGTCAATTACTTCATCTTCACCGTCAACATACTTTTCAGCATCTCTTGTTGACAATGCTCTAGCATAACTTTCTAAATAATTTTTAAAATGTTTACGTCTGATTTTTCTTAATTGTATATTAAGAAAGTTTAGCACAGCCTCAATTTCTTGAAGTTCGCTAAACCTTACTTCTGTTTGTGCTGGCAACTCTTTAAGATTTGTTTCTATGTTGCCGTGAATATTTGATTCTTGACGTGCTGTTATTAATACACCATTGTAGTAATCTAGGAAATCGGGTAAATTTCCTAGATTATTTACTACTTTAGAATACCAGTTTTGATTATTAATATTCATTAATCCTCATACATCTCGTCGTCATCTTCTTCTTCGTAATTCTCTTCTTCGAGAATTTCAGCAATTGGTGTTTCTAACACATCATCTGCTTCTGCTAGGGCGTCTAACAATTCTCTGTCGGCCCCGTTGTCTTGTAATATACCTATCCAATGCTCTCCTGCTTTTTCCCTATCTTTTTCGGGTATATATTCTTTAAGCACCGACCAGGTTTCAACGATAATATCAGTATCTATTGACATCTTTTCTCCTTATTCGTTATCAAATTGATCCTCGGGAATTTCTTCTTCCGCACTACTTATATTATCATCTTTTGTATTTTTTGCTCCGGAAATGATATCGTTCATTACAACCTGTAATCGTTCTCCGGTCCACTGCTTACGAAATTCTTTAATTTCTTCTCCAGTACTAGATGTATATTTGAGTTTATTGCCGTCTTTAACAACTACACCATTCTTTTCAAACATGTCAAGTAATCCACTATAAGGATCCATTCCTCTATCATAAGGAATTTTAACTTGTACACCTTCAAAAGGTTTAGCATATCTTGTTTTCATAACTTTACAACCTGCTCTAATACCTCTTACATCACTAATTTTATTGCCTGCTTCATCTTCTTTTAGTTTCAATTTCTTCATTGCTACTACAATAGAACTAGCATAGATAAATCCTTGTCCTCCTGATATCTTATCATCTGGGTCAAACATATCTTGTGAAGCATAAGTGTGATTTGTACATACCATACCTACGTTATAAGCACCAATCATATTAACAGTATTACGAACAAGAGCCGTAAGTGCTTTAGGTTTTCTACCCATATCACCTTTCATATCGCCCTTATCAAACTGATCTACATCTGTTGGTGTTAATAACATACCTAATGAATCAATTACAAACATTACTTTTGTATCTGCCCTTTCTTCAGGCTCCATGGATTTGTAATCTTTCATAAATGTTGAAATAGTTTTTGCTACATCGTCAATCATGCTCATTGATAACTTTAAAAGTTTTTCAGGTGAAGTATCTACACCCAAAGCATGAAGCCATGTTTCATCTAAAGCATTCTCAGAGTCAATTAGTACTACAAAAATACCTTGCTCTTGAGCGTGTTTTACAATATTACCAGCCGCAAAATAACTCTTACCTGCTCCTGACTCTCCAGCGAACACGGTTACTTTGCCTAGTGGTACACCTTTATTAAAGTCTCCACTAATTAAATAATTTAAACAGTAATTACCTGTTGAGACCCAATCTGTTGGATCGTGAAATCCAATTGACAATCCGTCAATTGATTTTGTTATATCTTTTCTAAACTTACTTACGTCAAATGGTTTTGCCATAATTGCCTTCCTTGATTAATTAAAAGTGTAACAGACCGAAGCCTGTTACACTGACTTACTAAGATTTACTTCTGTTGACGATCTCTAATCATTGCTAGAATATCATCTGCCTTTTTAGCAGAAGTTGTTTCAACAGGAGCCTCAGCCTTTGCTACTGGAGCCGGTGCTGGAGTACTAACTTCTTCTGTTGTAGTTTCAGCAACTGGCTGTGTTGAAACAGCCGGAGCGGGAGACGGTGTTGCCGTAGTAGAAGTAGTTGTTTGTGTACTGCCTTGAGGAGCACTAACACCAGCCGGACGATAATAAGCACCAAATTTCTCGGTATCGTAAGGCTTGCCATCAACTGATTCCTCAAACATTTGTTTGATGATGTTAAGTTCAGTTTCTGACGGTTTCTTAGGTAAGAAGTCATTCAATGTAAACAACCCATGTGTGTCAATTGCTGTTTGTTCTTCAGCACTTAATGGAGTTTCTTTACGAGCCCATTTAGATGTTGAATAATCAGCATAGCCACCTTTTGTGGTTTTTGTTACACGAAAATCTAGTCCAGCAGTTGAATCTGTTGGTAATTCGTCCATTTCTGGATCCATTAAACTTGCTTTAATAATATTAAAGAGTTGTGGCCCCATAATAAAACGTCTGATTGGATTTTCTGGAGTTGAATCTTCAGTTAGAGGATTTTCTCTAACAAATCCTTGGAAAACGTACGAACGTTTCTTCCAGTACTTACGACCCATGTCCTCTAGTGAGCTGTCTTTAAACCAAGGACGAACCTCAGTCAAGATTGGACATGAACCAACTGGTTCCCACATTTCCATACACGGAACTTGTACCGTACAAGGTTTGCTATTAACGTCGCCTTTAATACCTTGGAAAGGTAAACGAATCATTTGACGTTCTGCCCAGAAAAATGTATTACTAGAATCTCCATCAGGGAGAAACCTTAATGTAGTACTTTCGTTTTCTTGGATGTTCCAGTGAGGGAAGATAGCATTATCTCCTCCTGTGCTACTGCCTGATTGGCGTGTTTCTTGAGCTTGTAGCCTAGCTCGTATTTCCGCAAGTGATGCCATAATATATGCCTCCTATGTGCCTTTGTTAATTGCCTTGATAAAACATAATTCCAATTATGTCTTAACATTTATATTTATCACTCCTTGCTAAAAATGATAATAAAAACTGGCTCCGTTGTTAAATTTTTATTTAACAAGTACATTATTACATAGAACCAGTGTGAAAGTCAACCTTTTTTTAAAGTTTTTTCCATTCTGAGTATATTCTATCACTTTGGGCGTCCCATTTACACTCAAGTACTTCACAACCATATTTTTTAGCCCATTCATAATTAAGTTCAAATGTCCAAGGAAAAAACTGTATTTCTTCAACACCTTTCCAAGGATGATCTCCTATTCCTGGATTTTGTCGCCAATATAATATACCGCCCGGTTTTACTAGATCAACTGCTTTTTGAACTTGTGGTTCAACATCTTCTGCTGTGCCAAAATTCAAACTACCTAAAACAAATGCTATATCCCATTGTTTCCCATTTGCTTCAAATTCTTCAATTCCTACTACTTCGTCTGCTTTATCATTAGCAGGGTCAAAGCCATAAAGTCGGTCACCTAACTTTTCTTTAAATGAATTAAAACCACAACCAATATCAATTACTGTATCGTTAGGTCCTACTTTGTCTAATAATGCCCAGCCACTGTATTCATAGTGCTTATAATCTGGTTTCCAGTTACTACCAAAATATTTGTTTACTGTATTTTTGTCCACTTGGTTTCCCTCCTTGTCTCGTTTCCATTTATGTTTAAAATAATGAACTACTGTTTTATTAACCAATGTAATCCTCCAATTTTCCTTCTCTATATAAGTCTTGTGTTATACAATGTATTCCCCCGTCCCAAAAATACCTATGCCTAAAGTTAAATATTATAGGCTCTACTTTATGCTTTTTAAAGTGGTCAAACACTTCTTTGTTATAGTTGTTACATATAATTGTATTTTGATCAATAGATAACATATTAACATCAAAAACTGTTTCTTCTACATAGCCTACCCAATCCTTTAACCACGTGTTGACAAATTCTATTAATTGATCGTTATGCTCTTCTCCTTTTAACCACCAGCGTCCTCCAACTTTCCATTTCATCTGTAAGAACGGATCAACTTTAGACCACGATTGGTCTGGCAAATATAATACGTCCCATCCAGGAAATTGTGTTTTGTAGTCTTGTATATCTTTTAACGACACAATACATCCGGGCTTAACTACACAAAAACAACCATCGGAATGATATCCCCTATGTGATCTGTGTACTCTAAATCCTTCTTTGTTCCAGTTTTCAATTAACTCTTTTTCTAAATCAGGTGGAGCATTTTCGGCCCACCTTTCATGCGAGTCCCAAAATAAATCTTTACCAACTCTACAAATTTGTGCTGAACTTATAAATGGTGTATAGCCTTCCCACGGTGTATCAAGTGTTTGCTCGGTTATGTATATGTCTTTTTTATCAACCTGATTAACAATGTCAATCATACCACCCTTGTTTAAGAACTCGTTTCTTTCACCTACATATAACTTTTCGCCAACAACACAAAAATGATCTCTTGGGGTCATTGGTGGGCGCCATACATCATTTAGTGATTTATATTTGCCGTCACCTTCAATGTTTAAAAAACTTCTATATGTTTTTACACCACAAGATTCTAGTATGTCAACTAATTTTAAAAAATCTTCTTCGGTTTCATCAGCAATACGTTTAAGGGGATCTAAAATTTTATTATTCTTAGGAAATAAATCTTCAAACCATTCTGCTTTAAATCCTGATCCGACCCAGCAATGCTTTAAAGGATCAAATGTAGAATATCCTTTAATTGGAATCATAGACTGCTATCCAAACATCTTTTTGAAATATAAAATCAGCATCAATGTTAAACTCGTTTCTAAGCCATTCACGACCTGGCTTTCGTAATGTAAGATTATGTTTATAACAAAAATCTAATATTGCTTTATTTTGTTCTGTTATTTGATGATTCATAGTTGTATTATCTCTGTACCATTCATAACTAGGATAACTAATATCCCAACCTCCTGCTTCATGCCACCAGTTGTAACATTCGTCGTCTGGCCTATAACACATTACAATTTTGCTATCAGGAAACGTTTCTTTTATATTGTTTAGATAATAAGCAAAGTTATGACTTAGTATTAACTTAATATCGTCATCTTTACCTAAGTAACTTTGTGCTATTTCTTTTTGCCATAGGTTAAACGACCCAAACTCCTTATCTAACCATTGTCCGTTAAGCATTCCAGGACCGTAGTAGTTTCCTATGTGTCCACTATACTTGTGATGTGTGTATGTTTTCTCAGGTACTAAATCTGTGTTGTCTACGTTAGTGCCGTGGTCTCTAATATGTTGACTTACTCCGCTCCAGCGACTCCCTGGTGCTCCTGTAAAAAATATCCAATTCTTCATGTATATACACTTCCTAATATAAAGTAGTCAACTATAAAAGTTAATTGAGCACCTAAAAATACTGCTACCCAATAGTTGCCTATCCAATTCCATAACTGCTTGATAACCCACCAAGCCATTAATACTCTTATTGAGTATAACACATCTGCCCATATGATGTCAAGCCATAGAAACGAATCTGCTTGAAAATAATTGTAGAATACAAAGTTATCGTATATAAAACTTAATTGGGCCATAAAGAATACTGCCCAATAGTAAGTTAAATATTTGTTTAAAAATTTAACTAGTGGTCCTGAAACCACTAGTCGATATATGACATAGGTAAAGTTAGCGATTGCTAACTCAATCATTAGCTCACCTTAGTTTCGTCGTGTGGTAAACTACCATCGTTTAGTAAGCCATTTCGCTTACGTTTATCAAGCCAACTATGTTCAACACTATGTACATACTTGGCATTTGGATCTTTGTTTAGAATATAATGAAGTCTTTCATCTGTAGCATCTACAGGAATATTAAGCAAAGTGTCTAACGACTTTAAATATTGATGTCTAAACAAATACAGCAATTCTACACTTAAGAAAACGTGAGAATATTCTATAATATCTTCAATCTTATTAAGAAAGTTGTGATAACTTTCTACACCTCTTTTTCTTAACTGTCCTTGTGCCATAATATTTTGATCTCTACCAATAATGCCAACTTGAAGGTTTCCTACTTTGTTCAATTCACTTAATACTTCTTTGTAGTTAGGATAAACTGTTTGCTTTTGCCCGTCTATAATATCTACATATGGTCCACTTACACTAAGAACCCAGTTATTACTAGTAGACCAATCATAGTCTTTAATAGTTTCAGGCTTAGACCAAATATCTTTAAACGGTGCCGCATCGTGATTTATCCAATACTCTCTTAACAGGTCATCCCAACCTGATACATCATCATGTAATGATAATGCTTTGGAATAAAGGTGATTACCGGACCCTTGAGGCCCGGTAATTACTAAAATGTTTGTCATTATTTCACTAACTTGTCTTTGTATACTGCTGGAATATTCAAAGCATCATTTGAAAACTTGATTAAATCTTTCAGTGAATCTTCTGTAATGAACGACATCAACGTATCTCTTTGATTGTTGCCTGCTTCACCAATAATCCAATCATACTTTCCAACTTTCTTTTGGATAGCCTTGATTGCTTGAGGGTCTTTAGACATCTCTAACAAAGCCGCCTGTAATTTCTCAGCATTAGGATTGCCTTTGTTTACCCAGAACGCTTTTTGTAAAGAGTCACGGAATGATTTTACAAGTTTGTAAGCATCATACATTGGACCTGATGGAGCAACACCCCATTTTTCTTCAAATAAGATTTCCATTTGCTTTCCTGGATAGTTAGGATCGTCAGCGTGTGATCCGTCTGCTTGTAGAATACCATGATGGAACCAAACTTCTGCTTCCTCATTAGGAGCAATATGTTTTTTGTATGCCGCAGGGTTTTCTCTGTCAACAGTTAGTTCACCACGTTTAAATGCTAAACGTCTAGCACCACCGTTACCAAATCCTGGAACCCAGTTAACGTGTGATTTGAAACAAGCAGAATATTCATCAATTGATTTGCCTGGGCCACATAATAACAATGCCATTCCCATAGCGTCAGGTACACGACCTGATTTTGAAGCAAAGATAATGTTTTCCATATCAGCATCTAATCTCTTACCAACAATAATGTTTAAGTTCATCATGCCAATTGATTCCCAATCAGCATAGTTATAGTCAACATCTTCTTGTAAGAATGATACACCATTACCACCATGCGATACCATAACAATAGTATCATCAAATCTTAGTTCGTTTTGAAAGGCGTTAACTGCAGGAATATCTCTAGCGCCTGGAAAGTTTCTAAGTTTTAGAGTGTCATTTGGTAAGAATCTTTGTAGTTCTTTGAGAACAATTTCTGTCCATACTGTTGTTCCTGAGCCCGGCTTTTGCGGTACAACAAACGTAAACGTTTCAGCAAATGCTGATCCTGTAATGCCTAGTGTTAGTACTAGTGCCATTAATAATTTTTTCATTTCTATTTTCCTTTTAATAATCAGAATTATACAAGCGAAATGCTTGGATAATTATTTTGTTTTTGATTGTTTGCTACACTAAGAACCCTGACACTCGTCTAAGTTTGTGTATTGTGGAGTATAATACAGCTCTGTATTACATTTTTATTTATCGTTTTTTCTTAGCACAAAATAATACCTGACTCCTCTGTCATTTACTTCTTGTTCGAGGGTTAAGATACTACAATTTAAAGCACTAGCAGAATTAATAATAAACTCATTAGTCCAATTAAAAAATTCTATCCATTGTGCTTCAGGAGCCTTGTGCTGTTCTCCTGGATTAACTCTAAAATATAATAAACCGCTAGTCTTTGTTAAGTTTACAGCATTCTTTAATTCAGCATATATTTTATCTACAGTACCAAAATTAATGCTACCTAAACAAATAGTAATATCATATTTTTCAGTTGGTTTGTATTCTAATATACTACTGTTAATATCTGCTCTTTCATTGTACGGATCTACACCAGTTAGGTTGTTGATCTTTCCTTTGAATTCATTATAGCCACAGCCTAAGTCTAAAACTCGTAAAGGCTTTAAGTTATTAACTTCATCTATAATACTTAATCCACTATACTTGTACTTTTTTGTAATAGGTTGCCAAACAGTAGCAAAGTATTTTTTAAGTACATGATAGTGGATAAGTTCTGTTAAATCTTTAACATTGGTAAAATTAATATCTTTAATGTCAACACCAAAAGTTCCATTGATTGCCTGCTGTAAAAGTTTATTGTCATCTAATAGTTGTGGACTAGATTTAAACATAGTACACAGCCTGTCTAAAATTTTAGTGTTCATTAATTACCTATAATGCTTTATGTAGTTGCTTAACTAGTTTATCTTTTGATAAACGTCTATCTAATTCAATACCTTTTTCTCTACCCATTTCTTCTAACTGTTTTTTAGTTAGTTTAGCAAGAGCTTTTTTTGTAGGTTTAGCAACAGTTTTTTTTGTTGCTGTAGCCTTAGGTGTTGCTTTAGGTTTTGCTGTAGCCTTAGGTGTTGCTTTTGCTTTAGGCTCTACTTTATATGCTACTGTTGGTGCCTTTTTTGGTTTGGCCGTTTCTTTTGCTTTTTCTTTACCAAAGAAAATTTCAGTTAGAGTAGGCCATCCTTTGAAAATACTCATTGTATTTCTCCTATATGTCTACCACATTATTAAAACTACCAAACTGTACTAGATCTCTTGTGAGGTCTGTAGTTAGTCCAGTAATTTGTAACATTGGCCTATTGTCCCAACCCATGTTACAAGTGGCGTGTGGTATATCCCGCCACTCCCATGTTATACATTGTCCTTTACTCCATTGATGCCAGTTGCTATTACCTAATGAAAACACTTGTCCGTGTTTCCAATCATCTAACATAATAACAAACCTTCTCATAAGCTCAGGGTTCTTATCTGCTTCTATTTCTACAAAACTATTTCCGCGTTCTTTACGACCCGCAAAATTGTCTATATGCCAATTTAACATTTGTCCTGTTATTTGGTTATGAAACTTAATTGTTGCTTCTTCCATGCCAAAGTAATTAGCAATTTTTTTAAAAACTTCTATGTCTTCTGCCTTTGTTCTTTTGAATACTTCCATTTGCGGATTTGCTCCTGCTCTTTCTAAGTCGTATTCTTCTTGATTAGCACTATATATTCTATCTTTGCCATCAACTTTATTTCGTGTAGCCCATGTACTAGTTACTACTCTTTCTAAGCACTCGTTAACAGCATCTTCCCAATCACCATTAAACGTACAAACTTCTTGATAGTCTTTACTTACTACTTCTGGCCTAAAGTGCCATTTACTTTGTTTCTTTGTAAAATCCCAACGGCTTTTACCCCAGTCTTCGTTTGTCATTTGCTATCCAATCTATTTTATACTTCCGTTTAATACACGTTTACTATTAGGGTGCCTTTTTGCTGTAAACGTGGCGTGTGACATATTCTTTTTAATTCTTGGGACACCTTTTTTTACTATAATGCCCGGTACTGCTCTTTTTCCCATTATGAATACTCCAATTTATTTTTTCTAGAAACACCGTACACAAACAAGCCTACAATCAGTACACACAATACTAAAAAGATAGGTCTTTGTAATAATTTATCAAAAGTATAAATGTGTATTAAGTTTAATGTCAGCGATTCAAATTTAGTAGCAAGTATAAATGCCATAAGCATACCTGGTCTACTAAATTTATACTTTTTACAAACAACACCTAGCACCGAACATATTGCTAATATGGCATAGTCTTCCCAACCGCCTGTATATTGTACACAGGCCCAAATTATAAATGCTACAATTAAAGGGAAATAATATATGTAAGGCACATAACAGATCTTAGCAATGTATCTATTAAATGTTATACAGATAATACCAACTAATACTGTTGCCCACATAAAGCCAAATGTTAGACTATCAAAAAACTTTGTGTCGTAAGCAATTTCTTGAGCACCTAGTTCAAACCCTAAGTACATAAACAGTCCCATAAGAACTGCGGCAAAACTTGCCCCTGGTATACCAAACAATACTGTTGGAATCATACTAGTTGCTTTTTGTGAGTTGTTAGCACCTTCTGGTCCTACTACTCCTCTAATATTACCTTTGCCAAATTCTTCGTTAGGATGAGTTGCTACTGTTGAACCATATGCCATCCAGTCTGCCATAGCACCGCCAATGCCTGGTAAGAATCCTATAAAGGCTCCAATGGCTCCGCCACGTA